GGGGTATCTAGAGCGGATGATGCAAAACGACCCCTAAATCTCCGATTGAGAGATACAACGGGTGTAATCAATAAATTAGCAATAGTTGTCATTACTATTGATAAGAATTGTGTTTTTAAGTTACTTTGAGTAGAGCATCCCATTTTAAAACATGATTTTCATCATGTTCCACCAAGTATTTAAGGTCAGATTTTTCGCATACATCTCCTAAAATACGTCGCCAGTATCCGACCGAAGAATGTATTATCTCTTTCGGTAAAAGCATACCACCCGTTTGTTCGTTATTTTCATCACACATCTGTTCCTGATATAGAGTCATCAAACGTTCAGCAAAACCATTGTTTCTTACTAGCGTATCTATAAACTCGATTAATATAAAATCCTTATCATGGTGTTCATTTTGTGACTTTTGAAAAAATGCAAGAGGAAATGCACCAATTTTATTGTATTTTTCATATTGCGATTCGTTTAAAACAGATTTCCAGTACTTATCGTGTTTTGGGTCACCCGTCTTTTTTGCAAATAAAACATAGAGCTCAGAAAGATCACAAAGCAGGGTATTTTTTTCACTTGTTTCATATGATTGTATAAAATCCACCAAAATCCATATAGCATCGACCAACCAGGTACAATCCTTTACGTGCAAACTAATACAGGTTTCGTCGAAGTGTTCAGGTTTCATCTCGTTAATGATTATACTCGACTATTGTTTAAGTTACTTTTTGGTACTTAGCGATCTGAAAATACTCTGCTTCCATCCAGCTGCATCGAGTTGTTCTTTTGATGTAGATTTAAGATCTTTAAATGTGAAAACACCTGTTGTAGATAACTCTTGCCATTCATGCAATGATATCTTTGAATTTTTCAACTCTTCCAGTGTTTTCTCACGTTGTTCTAAAATCCTTTCGTCTAGGTTTTCATCTGCTGCTCTCATGAGATAATACGCCATCGCAGTTATTTCTTTTTCGTTAAAGTAGTCACCAGCGTCATCATCTATATAACTCTTAGAGAAAGACTCTTTGATGAGAGTTCTCAACTCATCAAAATCTAAATCACCCGAACCAGCAGTGTCGGCGTCTTTGAAACTTTTAGTGGCAACACATGCTTGGGTAGCGTACCGCGCAGCTTCACGCTGGATATCAAACGTCTCTAGCATGGCACCCCTATATAACTCAGACTTTTCACCTAAACCAAATTTAGCAATGAAGCCAACGAGTGTAGTCGCAAGTCCTAATAGAACAATACCAGATGTAAATTGCAAGAGAATGAAAAGGTAATCTATTTCCCCAATTAATCCAGTTTGTTGTATATCAAATAATATACCATACCTGTAAAAATCGTAATACATACCATTTGGTTGCCCACTTGTCAAATTAATTGGGTTGTTTATGTCAAATGTTGCACCACCACCGACTTGGCTATACAATATTTCATCACCTTTTGAGAACCAACCAATTTTGGGGGATACTGTCACGACAGCGTACACATCTTCACCCCCCATATCTGTATGTAATACTCGGTCGAGGTGGAAGTTATGATACTTGACCTCTATATTCAACCGCAACCCACTGGTTCTCACGTATGGATACTTTTCGATGTCTTCTCCAGCACCGTTGAAACCTGTAATATCTAAACCATCTACGTTCTGTTCATTGAATGGTTTATCGAGTTCAATTCCTGTAATGTTTAGCCACTCCGACACTTTCAGACGAATTGCGGAACCCCTTTCAAATGTGTATAGATTATCATCAAACCCCTCTCTCCTAATATATGTGAGTGGTTTTGCTCCAGATTGTATACGAGAATCGAAATAATGATTGAATGCGAAATAACTCTCTTCTATACCGGGTGCTAAAAAGTTTGTAGATTTTGAATGTTCACATCGTCCCATGACCTCTATCGCTTCTCCGAGACCGTTTGAGTCTGAAATACACCCAGTGTAGGGTTTAGTGTACCTTTGTTTTATTGTTTCAGATATGTGTGTAGTAAAAAACATCACATTACCCGAGGGTAGTTTTGATATTAACTCAGCCCCGATATAGAACGCACATATTGGTGCACTATAGTACCAATCATCGGAGTATTTAAACTGGTAATTTGAGAGAGTATCACAGAAAGATGCACCACCTTGGTATATCGCAGTTTGGGTAGACGTATACTCGGTCGAGGCCAAACCCCAAGCACTCGCAACCCCTGTAGGAACTTCGGTGACGATATACGTCTTTCCCGCAAATAATGAATAAATAACCCAAATCACAATACCAATACTAAAAAAACTATGCAATGCAGCTAGTCGCCAATCACGTATAACAACAGCCTTATTGGCTGTAAACGATAGATTAACGATATTACTACGCATCCATTTCCATATTGGATTGATGTGAGCTGGGGTATAAGTCATACAATAAGATAGGTTATTTTTACAAAGTGGAAAACACACTGTAAAAGTAAAAAACTTTCCCAACCGGGTTCGAACCGATGACCTTGCGATTAACAGTCGCACGCTCTACCAACTGAGCTATGGGAAAAAAACGACAATTGTACTATTAATATACGGTACATGTGTCCTCTCTACCTGAATCGAACAGGTGACAAATGGAACTACAGTCCATTGCTCTACCAACTGAGCTAAGAGAGGTGGGATGAGCTCCCACCAAGAATCGAACTTGGACTTAAGGTATCAGAAACCTGCGTCATAACCACTAGACCATGAGAGCCGGAGTGGCTCCTTCGTCCCCCACTATATATGTATTATGAGTCTTTTCTTTAACCCCGTTTATGAGCTTCATACTCACGAGAGAAACAGAGAACAAACCAGCGGAGGTATTAGCAACAATCATAGGCACTACATTGAAATAAATTGAGTACACGAGACCCAATGAACTTGCCAAAACGTTGAGACCTAGGAATGTATAGTTGATCGCATCAGTATCTTTGGTTCTATACACGTGAACAATTTGGGGGACAAACATGACCGCGATGAGTATAGAACTTACCAGTCCAATTGAATCGATGATGCGATCCATTATTCATTACTAATTTATAAAGTTTCGATAGACTTAAGTCTCCAAATAACATCTTTTACAATGAGGAAAATACATTCTAAAAGATGTTCCAAACGGGGCTCGAACCCGTGACTTTGGCGTTATAAGCACCACACTCTAACCAACTGAGTTACTGGAACAGTGTGCAATCTGATTATATTACTAACCAACTTGTATAACGGTGGGATCCTTTCCCACATCTTAATAAGTCGTAAAATCTTTAACTGGATTTACGAATGTTCATTTTAATTAAATAAACCGTGAGAAGTGTAGATAATACAAAACAAATAACGCTAATGTAATCATAGGCCTTCTTTATGTTATCATATCCTGGTTGAACAATTTTATCAATACCAGATGGTTTGACTATGAGATTATCCAATAAAAAATAAGCACTACCCCAACCTTCTTTTGCATTTTCAGTTTCTACAACTTTTTGGTATGCTAATGGAAACTTATAGGTATACTTGGAAAGATGTCTATTTGTCTCAAAATCGGAATGTCCCCCCAGGAAATTATTTTCTATAGCAAAATTCATATATTTATCATTGTATATAACTGCATGTGAAGCACTATTGTACATTAAGAGTTGATGTGTTTTACCTACAATCACATCTGTTGGAAGTGGAAACCCGAATGTAGTTCCCAAGTTATAAATGTCGGGATTTTTCTCTGTGAAAAATGTGTTTAAATCTTCAACAATTTCCGGATCCCTAATACGTTCATCAAACTCACAATCATCTTCTAAAACAAGGATTCTTTTACAACCCCTTTCAAGTGCATGTTTGAACGCAGTTTTATAGGCATCCTCTAAATCAATATTTGGTTTATTCTCGCGCAGTGACTTATTACACTTTTTGTAACCAAAATTGTATTGAAAAAATACTCTAGAAGTTGGTTCGGCTTTCATGATATGCTGATAGATCTGATCCTCCCTTGGAGAGTCGTGCATGATGAGTACGTATGTACAATCCACAGTAGAATCCAGGTTACCTTTTGGGAGTTTATATTCCCTATAATAATAACAACTATCCATTACAATACCTTAGAAAATTTACTCCACTGGTTCTATAACTTTGAGTTTGTAATTATCTTTATCGCCATAAACAAACTTTTTGTAGGCATGCTCCATAAATTCGGGCATACCGTTCCCATTTTTTGTGAGATCTGCGAGACCCGGTATCCCACAAGAGAGACGTCGAAAGAAGAGTGTACTTTGCTTCGATGTATCCTTGGAGACATCACCAACCCTATAGTACTTGTCGAACTGTTCGACATTTTCAATATCATCTTTGTGTGTGATTTTCATTTGTATCCGTTTGTTATCATCTTTCTCATTTATAGAACCCGAGTGGATGAGATCAGCGTTAAATAAGATAGCTTGTCCAGGTTTGCATGGAACACTCTCCAAGGATTTACTGAGGTATATTTTATTCTTATCTTCATGTGAATTGGGTATGACATCTAGACATGCTTTCATATCTTCTAGGTAGAAGATGATCGTATATGAGGGATATTTTAACTTGGAATTGAATACGAAACCATTCTCATCGCGGTGGCATGTGGATACACTAGATTTCTCGATGGAAAATATATAATCCACGAATGTATACTCTTCACCACATATCGAATAGATTTCTTTCAATATACCTGGGTGATTGTTTATAAACTTCTTGATAGCCAAGTATTGTTTCGACTTTACGAGACCGAGAATATAATTGACTTCACTCTCATTGAACACATCAAGTACTTTAAACCCCGGAGTATCATCTCGGGATTTTACGAATTTCAGGTTGTTATTTGCAGTTATATATAAATATGCAAATAACAATATGAGGATAAATAGAATCCACATCTTATACTAATGGGATATTTTTATTATTGTTTAGCTCAAAATCTCCGATAAAAGGATAAATTGCTGAGATATGACCATCATCTTAGCCATGTTCGTCTTGGGGCCGTAGTCACCATAGCCCACAGTGCTCATGGTGGTGAATGAAAAATAGAAAGGATCTATAGTATTCTTGAAACCGAAAGCTTTGGGATCGACTTCGTTAAGTATAGAATATAGGATACCATAGAAGAGAGTCGTCGCGAGGATAATAGAGAGTTTCTGCATTATATACTATACCTCAACAGAATTATCAAGACTCTTTCTCGATATTCTCATATTCTTAACACTTGATAACCACCTGGAGATGGGGTTAGAAATCTCCGAACCCATGTCACAATTAATTATGCTGAGACCGTTACATACATCTGGTTTATTCTCTTTATTAGGAAATGCTTCATTGAAGGCCCTAATAGAAATTGAAGGTATATCAGGAGCCTCATCTAAAAATCTATCATACTCTGTACGACACTTCTTTAACAACCCTGTAATATCTGCACGATGTGTAACATCTAGGGATAATTCCATATCTATATTTCGGTAGTACTTTGAATATTGTTTACACATCGCAGAATGCGCCAGTTCTAAGTTTGCACTTTGACCAAACTTACTGATGGATGTGAGAATACCACCGAACACATTTAGGAATGCGAAAAAATACATTACAATCATGATCCTTATCTTCGTGTCTGAGTCTACATCGTCATTATTACTTGGATTAAGAACTGCGAAACCACCTACACCTGTGATACTCGCAATGATTATACTTGGGTAGGACAAGCAGTCATGTTGTTGTTTATAATAGAGTCGAGCGTGATTA